TGCCGAGCGCGCCGCGCCAGATTGACACCTCTGAATGTGAGTGCTCGACGCGGATTGGCTTTGCGCAGGACGGGTTAAACATTTTTTTCTTTCATTCCAGGCGCATCTAACGCAATTTTGCGGTGCAGCGTCGTGCGATTAACACCGCACAGGGACGCAGCAGTTGCAACCGATACGCCGACATCAATAAGCCGTACTGCAAGCGCTACGGGGTCGATGACCTCATCTGATGGGATGTTGTGTTGGATGGCGACATTGGCTAGATGCTGTAGTTGAGAGTTAGCCATGACGTGCCTCATGCGCAAACAACGCATCGAGCACGTTGAGTCGGTGATCCATTAGTGCATACGCCAATTCTCGCATCGCAGGCGTGCACGGGGCATTCTGGTTTAGAACTACATCGTTATAGTCTGCATGAATTTGTGAGTATCGTGATGCATATTCGTTGTTTGTCATGATATTTCCTCAATTAGCGCCGAGTGACCGACGCGGGGTGGTTAGTAGAAAACTACGTATGGGAATAATTTGAGAACATCGCCATCAGCGGCAAGATTGGCGGCAACTGTTGAGAACCATTTGGTCCCGCGCGATTCTTTGCCAAAGCGAAGACCAGTCAGGCGCAGTGCTGTGAGCCCGATAACGATGCCTGCTATGTGCTGGAGGTTATCTTTAATTCCTTGGGCGTTGAGCTTGGTCATGTTTTTCTCCGGTTCGGTTGTGTGCTGCTATGACTGAATCATAGTCGCCTAAAGCGACAAGCGCAAGGACTATTTGCATGACCAACGAAAATAAATCAGATGATGAAGATTACGTCGAACCGTGTGACATCGTTTTGACAAATGGCATATCAATCGTAGTCGAGTCCGACATGATTGTTGAGGTCGTGCCAGACAAGTTGGCCGCACAGATCGCGGCAGAGAAGGCAAAACTGGCCGAGCTTGAAGCACAGCAGGCTGAAGAGTTTCCAAAATAACCGAACCGAATAGGATAAATACCATGATCAAACCTTCAATTGGCCGCGTAGTGTGGTTTCAGCCGGCAAAGCCTTTGGATCAACCTCTGCGCGATCAACCATTTTCCGCGTCTGTCGCTTATGTTTGGGGCGATCGGATGATCAATATCGGATATCTAGATGGAAATGGTGTTGCGCACAATGCTACGTCCGTGACGCTATTGCAGGATGATGACCCGATTCCAAGCACCGGATATTTCGCGCAATGGATGCCGTATCAAGTCGGCCAAGCTGCAAAAACACCGGTATAACCGAGTCTCCCTCCACGTCGATGACGTTGGATTTCGCCCTGCCGGGGATTCTCGGCGGGGCTTTTTTAATTGAGGTAACAAATGGCAAATGATCCAACAATGACCGACCCGAGCGCGACACCTGACGAGGGCGCCGACGCGCCTGGCGGCTACACAATCGAAATTAACGTGAGCGCCGACGGCAAAATCACGGTGGGCGTCGAGCCTGCATCGGAAGAGTCAGCCGAAGAATCGGGCAGTGCGCAACCGGGCGATGATGCCGAAGGAACCGGCGATGATACGCAACCCGTTGCAAACGCACGCGAGGCCGCAAAGCTCGTGGTGGACATCATCAACAATGCCGGACAGATGCAAGACACCGGCGCCGATGACGCGGCCATGTCAGGCGGTTACGGCAAACCGGGTGCAATGTGATGGGCGAATCAACAACACTGAATTCGCAAGAGGCGAAGCAACTCATCGTCAATGCCGCAGGCCCATCGCCAGACGATAGCCTGGATGCCACTGCGGATGCGCTGTTGCTGCGCGTGGCCCAGTTTTTCGGCGAATGCGTGGGCGGCGATACATTCTGCGGCCTGAGTATCGATGAGATGCGCGATGAAAACGGATTGCTTCAATCGCTACGGCTGGTGCCCTGTGACATCAAGGACGGCGAGCCTGTGCGCCGGGTGGGGCGGTAAAGCCTCCGAATGCTGAACAACGCAAAACATGAGCATTTTGCGCATTTAGTCGCAAAGGGCGAAACTCCGCCTAAAGCCTACGTCAAATCCGGCTTCAGCGAACGCGGCGCAGCGCAGTCTGCTAACAGGTTGCTCAAAAATGCTGATGTAAGCGCAAGAATTGCTCAGTTGCGGAAATCCATCGAAGAGCCAGCAAGAGAGCGTGCGATTGAGAAGGCGGCAGTTGATAAGGCGTGGGTGCTGGAACAGCTTATTGAAGTTGTCCACATGGCGAAGGCAACCGATCCGGTCTTGGACCGAGATGGCAATCCAACAGGTGAATTAAAGCAAAACCTCGCCGCTGCAAACAAGGCGCTTGAGCTAATCGGCAAAGAATTTGCAATGTTTGTTGATCGCAAGGTGGTTCAGACCGGGCCGCTTGATGATCTTGAGCATGAAGAACTGAAGAAGTTACAGAAAGCACTCGATGACATCACTCGCGGACCTGACGCCGGAATTAAGGGCGCGACTCAGCACTGAGGTTGAGCGGCGGCTGTCTGAGAATAGGCTACGTGATTATTGCCCGTATCCGAAACAACATGATTTTCACGATGCTGGCGGGTTTGATGATGTGCGCGAAAGGTTGCTAGTTGCTGGAAATCAGCTCGGCAAGACGCTTTCAGCGGGATTCGAAGTCGCGATGCATCTTACGGGCGAATATCCTGACTGGTGGGCGGGTAAGAGGTGGAAACGTCGCGTAGTGGGGTGGGCGTCGGGCGTCACGAGTGAATCGACGCGCGACAATCCGCAGAAAATATTGCTTGGCTTGCCTGGCGCATGGGGAACTGGCGCAATTCCCAAGAAAAACATCATCGATGTTACGCGCGCATCGCATGGCGTTGCTGATGCTGTGGACTCAATCAAAGTAAGGCACAAGAGCGGCGGCATATCGATTGTGTCGTTTAAGGCGTATGCCGCTGGGCGCGAAAAGTGGCAGGGCCCATCGCTTGATTTTGTGTGGTTCGACGAAGAGCCTGATGAGGATATCTACAGCGAAGGGCTGACCCGCACTAACGTTGGCTCAAACGGCGCAGAAGGCGTTTCTGGAATTGCATTCATTACATTCACGCCGTTGCAAGGGATGTCAAATGTGGTCAAAAAATTCCTGATGGACAAGCCCGCTGGCACGCATGTAACGAAAATGGGCATTGAAGACGCCATGCACTACACTCCGGAACAGCGGAAGTCGATCATTGCAAGTTACCCATCGCATGAGCGCGCCGCGCGGTCTGAAGGAACGCCAACGCTCGGCAGTGGCGCAATATTCCCTGTTGATGAGAACTTGATAAAGGAAGGTGTATTCAACCTTCCGCGACATTGGCCGCGTATTGCTGGCATCGACTTCGGGTGGGATCATCCGACCGCGGGCGCGTGGATAGCGTGGGACCGCGATACTGACACGGTGCATGTCTATGATGTGTATCGAGTATCGGAGGCAAGTCCGATCATTCATGCTGCCACGTTCAAAAGTAAAGGTGCGTGGATACCCGTGTCATGGCCGCATGACGGCAATAACGATACGGCAGCAGGCGAGAACCTGGCTACGCAATATCACAAGCTGGGGTTGAACATGTTGCGCAACAAGGCGACGCATCCAGCGGCGAAGGGAAACGAAGAGGGTTCTGGCGGAAATAGCGTCGAAGCTGGGTTAATGGACATGCTCGATCGGATGCAGACAGGGCGATTCAAAGTAGCGCGGCATCTTGAAATGTTCTTTGATGAATTCCGGCTGTATCACAGAAAAGACGGCAAGGTAGTCAAAGAACATGACGACGTTATATCGGCGGTGCGTTACGCGATCATGATGATTCGATTCGCCAAGATTCAACAAAATGAGAACGCGGCCAATATCGCGCCATACCGCGCCAGTGATCGAGGTATGGGCGTGCTGGGTTGACGCTGATTGAAACCAATTTCAAAGCTCGCCTCTGCGGGCTTTTTCTATTTTAAGGGCATGACATGGCATATCCAGTCAAATACGACTACCGCTCGATCAATCCGAATGACCGGCTCATCACGGACGCGGATACCGGCACCATTATCGGCCTGCGCAACGATCAAGAGCAAAACATGGTCAATGGCGTGTCGGACAACATGAGCGGCGTCGGCGGCGCGCTGACTGCAATCGCCGGGCGCAACATCGTTATCCCTACCAGCTCTCAGGCGCTCGTCGTTGGCGGCGTCACTATTTCAAGCGGTTCAATCACATGCGGCGGTGAGTTCGTCGCCATCGCCTACTAAGGAGCTTTACAAATGGCATCAATCAAATACGACGCAACGGGCGTTACGGGCAGTGTTGGCTCTGCGTCAGCTGGTCAGGACGTAGCAATCACGGCCGGCGCCGGCAACGGTACCACCAATCGCGGCGGCAACGTCAATCTGGTAGCAGGTGCGGCGGTATCGACTGGCATTCCCGGCGCGTATCAAGCCAATTCGGATGCGAATATGTTTTTCGCGACCTATAACAAGGCGGCAGCGACGGCGGTAGCAGAGCCGTTTTTCCTCGCCACGCGTGCATGCATCGTCAAGACCATCAGTGAGGTGCATGCAGTTGCTGCGGGCGGCACCAGCACGATGACAATCATCAAGGACACAGGCACAGCAGCGCCGGGTGCGGGTACATCGCTGCATCAGTCTGGCTCGTTTGACCTAAACGGCACAG